AGAGGAGTTTGTGACTGTTCCACCGATGAACGAGCAGACTTTACAACTGGAGCATTCCTTAATATCTCTTTCGAAATGGGAGTCAAAATGGTGTAAACCATTCTATTCCAATAAAGAAAAAACAGCAGAAGAAACATTAGATTACATACGATGCATGACCATCAATAAGAAAGTTGATCCGCGAGCATATTCCAATTTATCGCAGAAAGATATTGAGATGGTAAAAGAATACATCTATGCACCTATGAGTGCCACACCAGATATACATGAAAGTAGAAATGGTCGTGGTGGACCTAGCGAACCGATAACGTCGGAAATAATTTACTATTGGATGATAACATATGGGATTCCTGTTGAATTTGAGAAATGGCATCTCAATAGATTAATTACGCTAATAAAAATTTGTAATAAAAAGAATACTCCAAGACCTAAAAGGAGTACACAGCAAATTTTAAGAGATAATGCGGCAATTAATGCTGCGCGTAGGAAAAAGTTAAATACAAAGGGGTGAAGTAACATGAGTAATAGTTCACTGGTTAGTTATACAAGAATTTCTCCGAACAGTAATAGTCCGAGAAATCACAAAATTGATACGATTACCATCCATTGTTATACCGCGCAGGCCTCTGTAGAAGATATGGGAAATTGGCTTTGCAATCCAAGCGCTGAGGCAAGTGCAAACTATGGCATCGGAACTGACGGACGAATTGGATTATTTGTCCCAGAGGGGGATAGATCTTGGTGCTCCTCAAGTGCATCAAACGATAATAGAGCAATCACGATCGAATGCGCGAGCGATAGAACCGATCCGTATGCGATTAACAGTAAAGTCTATAATTCACTTATTGCGCTGTGTGTGGACATTTGCAGACGAAACGGCATTCGAGAACTTAAGTGGAGAGCGGACAAATCACTTATTGGTCAGGTGGACAAACAGAATATGACCGTCCATCGTTGGTTTAAAAATAAGGCGTGCCCAGGAGAATACATTTATAGCCGGCTTGGTCAGATCGCCGATGAAGTAAACGCTAAGCTTGGCGTTAAATCGGAAGACTATCCGGAGACACCTTTTGAGGTGCAGGTTATCATTGATGATCTTAGCATTCGTGAAAAGGCAACAAAAGATAGTACATTCGAAGGTTATACAAAAAAGGGAAAATTCACCATAACAGAAGTGTCTGGAGATTGGGGCAAGCTGAAGAGCGGTGCTGGATGGATCTATATTGGTGAAAAAGAATGGTGCACAATTCTCAGACATATCGGTGGCACATCCGCTAATAAACCTACGGCGAATAGCGGCAAATATCAGGTATATGTTGGTATTCCTGATCTTTGCATTCGTACTGGTGCTGGTACGAATTATTCCTTAACCGGTAAGCACACCGGAATTGGCACATTCACGATCGTTGAAGAAAAGAATGGATGGGGCAAGCTGAAGTCCGGTGCTGGCTGGATCTCACTTGCATTTGCAAAAAAGATTTAAGGGGTAAAAAAAAAACAAAATGATTAGTTTTCGGCATAAGGGTGATTTTTCAAAAGCAACACAATATTTGCTGCGGATTAAAGATACAACAAAAATTAGTGTATTGGAAAAATACGCGCAAGAAGGTGTTGCTGCCCTTTCTGCAGCTACGCCTATTGACACAGGACAAACGGCTACGTCTTGGGGATACAGGATAGAGAAAACTAATTCTGCCATACGGTTAGTCTTTACTAACTCGAACATTAATAAAGGGGTTAATATCGCCGTTATACTGCAATACGGACACGGAACCGGAACTGGTGGTTGGGTTGAAGGAAGGGATTACATAAATCCAGCAATCCAACCTATTTTTGACAAAATTGCAAAAGAAGCTTGGGAGGAGGTCACTAGGGCATGAGTGAAGTT